AGTCTGCTTCACCTTTAGTTTCGCCGCTGAAACTCATTTTGCTCTTCTGAATAGCAGCAATTTCATCGGCTTTCTCTTTTAGAGCAGCCTCAAGACCCTGTAGTGCAGTACTCTGGGTAGTTGCTTGGTCATCAAGACGTTTTGTAAGTTCGGCCAGTAGCTTCTCAGCACCAGACTCACCAACTTTAATATTTGCTGTAACAGCGGCTTTAACACGCGCATCGAATTCAGCTTCTGCGGCTACTTTTGCAGCAGCTTCAGCTTTTTCGGTAGCTTGAGCGGCTAGGATAGCCTTAGTGGCTTGTTCGGCTGCAGATTTAGCAGTTGCATCAAGCATAGCTTGTAATTCTTTTGGATCCATTTTCCATTCCTTTTTGATTGTGCTCACAGTACCTGCAGGAGGTTCTTGCCCTTTAGCTGATTCGCCTTTAGGTATAAATTGAGCTTTAAAACTACTAAAATCTTCAGCACTATCAAATGCTTTAGAAAGACTAAACAAAGTATTCTGGTTGCAAGGAACTGAAACTACTGAAATCTCAATAAGTTCTAGTTCTGTAACTACGAATACCTCTGCGGCTGAGTTGTATTCCGCATCTAAGATACGGAAGCCAATGCTGAATGCGGTTAGAACCTCATCCTTAATTAGACTAAAAACTTCAGCAGCCGCTGAAATTCTTGCTTTTATCCAAAGTCCATTACTATCTAGCTTATGTTCAACCATGCGACCGATAGGGTCATCATGGTCATGCTGAGATAAAATAATAGGGTTTTTCAGGTAATTTTGCAGACCTGCTTCCCACACTTTAGAAGATACTACGTCTCCTGATCTATCTACATCAGTAGTACTTGCGTACCCTTCAATGTAGATCGAATCAATAGTATCTGCTGCTGTAGGAAGAGCTTTGGTAAAAGCATTACTATTTATAAATAATACTTTATTTTTATCCATTTAACTCCTTATGGCGGTTTAGGGGCGGGCTTTTTAGGGGCTCCGCCTACACTAGGGTCAGATGCTGAACCAGCAATATTAGCTGGAATTCTTATTTCATCTGCACCAGGTAGTTTATCGTAGCGTAATTCTTCTCTAGCCTCATTAGGGGTAAGGATACCCGCATTAACTAAGGTAGAGTGGTACGCTGCTACATCTTTTAATTCAGGCTGTAGCGAAGATACGTTAAATGTTACAGCTGATATATCATACCCAAAATAGCGCTCCATTGCGGACACATACCGTGTTACAATTGGCATAACTGTTTCTAAATAGAACAATCTTAAATTAGGGTTAATATTAGCATTGTTACCGCCATCTAGTAAGATTGGCGGTACACCTAAGGCTTTTAAAATCTTAGTATCGTGAGTTTGAATGCTAACATCAAAGTCCATCTCTTGAAAAGTAGCCGAAGCGATAGGAGTTAGCTTTAAGCCGCTATCTAGAATCATGGGGCGTCTGGCACCATTTTTAGGACTGTACTTTGAAATCCAGCGAGAGATTGTTTTCTCTTTGGCTATCTCACTAAGAGTGTTCTCAGTAGAGATAACTATACCAGCCACAGCGCCATTCTCAAAGAATTGTTGCTGGAAGGTCTGCATCTGGTATAGTATCTTAATGGTACGATCAGCGGCAGATAATCGACTAGTGCCGCGATAAATCGAGGTACTATTTAAATCTTTAATTTGAATAATTTCGTTAGGTTTAAAATGGATACTACCTTGATAAATAAACTCGGTAATAAACGTCTTAGGGTCGGGAATTATCTGTACCTGGGAAGCAGGAAGATGGTACAAGTATGCACCATCATAATACATAAAAATATTACCTTCTAGAATAAAGTCTAGGAAGATATTATTTCTGAAATCTTGTGCTGATTGATATGGGTTAGGTCGTGTATTTAATAAATTAAGTAATGACTTTTGTCTTACGTTAACTACTACGCCCTCTACAATCTTATCTTTTACATCGTAGTCTAAACTAGAGCAGGCACTAACAATCATATTAGTGCCACGATTTACAGTCTCGAGCTTGTCAAATGCTTGTAAGTATGTAATCGAGGAATCTGAAGAGACTACGGAACCTTCACTATTACGTATAATCTCTTGTGCTGGATTAGCTTTCGTCCAGGTCGCTGGGTTATACCATGCCATGTGGTTCCTTAATAGAAGCTACCAAAGCTAGACAGTTGCTTTACTTTAGTAGTGGGTTCATCACCGTTTTTATTCTTTTGAGCTTCAATCCATCGCTCCTGTTTAGGGGCGGATGCTAAAGCGGGAGCTTTACCATATATGCTATGTAAGTTAACATGGTGCTTATTACATAATGTAAATACACCTTCGTATATTTCAGCATGGTGCTCTGCAATAAACTCGTCTCGTACAGCTAAAATACCTTCATCTGTAGAGATATCATACTGTTTCTTCGAGGCCCAAGCATTAAGAAGTAGCGTAATAGAGTGCGTGTGATGCAATTCTAGCTCTTCTGTAGCATTACAGATATAGCAACTATCCTTCTTATCGTAAGCTGCTTTAGCTCGATCTCTAACCCATTTAACTGGGATACGTTTGTTTGTATTGGCTGCCATTATTTTTTAGTTCTTATTTTGCAATGTTCTAATTATATCATTTTACGTAGTCCCTGTCAAGTCCTATATTTTCTCTGCTGGGGGTGAAAATTTATACTTGCGACAGACGTAAAAAATCCGCTGTAACAATGAAGTTACAGCGGATTTTTGTTAGTTAAATAGCTTATTCCACCAAGATCTATTAGCGTAAACCAATAGTGCTTGCAGTTTCTTCTTCTCATCTAGTAGTGAGTAAATAGCCTCATCTTGTACTATAATAGTGTCAGCCTGCTCGTCAAGCTTCTTAGCTAGATCAGCCTTGATTTCTTGCATACTACGTTTCTTGTCTAAAGATGTAACCTGAGTTTCTAGCCTTTGAACTTCTTCTCTTAAAGTAGTAACATAATTATTAAGTAAATTTGCGTCAGCTACAATCTCTTTGGTACCTTTATGCAGCCATATTAATAATTCATCAACCTGAACCTGAGTCATACCCTCAAAAGGAAACTTAGGAATAGTTGTATTTAAAGAAGTTTCTCTAGATATAGAATTAATAAAGTACGCTTCCAGAATATCTAGATGGTCTGAATGACACTCATAGATAATTCTTTGATCATACTGCCTATACAAATTAAACTCTTGCTGCATTGCTGCAGCTGCGGTTCCTTTGTATAGCTTATCCTGATGCTGCTTCCACCTAGTAGGTATGTCAATGGATTTACCCACGTAACACTTTCCAGATGGGAAAGTTAGTTTATAGATGCCGGAGGTCATATTGTAAAAGTGTAAAGAGCATAGCGGACTGCATCCGCAATGTGTGAAGTAATATCATGATCAGGTTTTTCAATACCAGTACCAGTATCTGGTTTCCATCGGTACTGGTCAAGCATGATAAGAGTATTAGTACAGTGAGGTGCTACTAATAAACGGTCTTGTTGAATGAGAGTTTGTACATATGCAATACCTTCTAAAACTTGTTTCTTAGCTTTAATAGTAGCAATGTCATATGTATAGGCCAAGTCAGCAGCAAATTGAGCAGCAGCAGAGTCGATAAAGATTGGGTCTATTCCCCCATGCTTATCTATTAACTCTTGTATTGCCTTAGCGTGCCCCTCAGTTACAGCCTCCGATTCCTGGTACTCATCAATAATATGGAACTTATTAATACTAGGAATATACACAATAACTACGAAAGCAGTAGGGTCTCTGTATCCGGGGTCTAGTCCACCTATGTACTCTTCATTATCTAAGCGTATATACTCTTGTATGCAAGCTTCATTAAAGTGGTAAATCTGACCTTCGTAGGTTGTAAAGCTGGCCATATACTCCTGCTCAAATTCAGCAGCAGACATACCTCTTCTAGCCTCTTCAACGTCAACTTCCTTCATCCTATCATTTTCTTTGTAATCAGCTGTTAAGGAAATCCACGCAGGATACTCAGATGAAAAGCCCCTAGCAAAGAACTCTGAAAACCAGTTGTTCTTACCGCGGGGTGTACTAATAAAGATTGCTTTAGAGTTAGGCTTATCTAGTGTAGGACGTAGGGACACGTTAAAAGCGTCTTTACCGTCGCTACCTAGAGCGGCTTCGTCAAATATAATCAAATCGTAACTGCGCCCAACGCAAGAATCAACTGTAGCAATAGAGCCCATGCGAACAGTAGAACCATTAGCTAGCTCAATGATCTTGTCTTTCAAGTTGTCTTTTGCAACTTCAAGATCAAAGGTCTTAATGAATCTTCGTTGTAGTTCAAAAGAGATACTAGAAAGAGTATAGTTAGGGGACATAATGAGTACATTACATCCCGGCACTAAGACTACTAGCTGTCCGATTACGTTAGCTATGAAAGTTTTACCTAAACGTCGAGCTAGTGCAGCACAGATAAACCTATACTGGGGGCTATTGACTGCGTTGATCAGTGCAGTTTGGGGTCTATTTAATTCTTCTAAAGCTGTTGAGACTGCGTAAGTTATAGGGTCGATAGCTGG